TGTAGCGATTATGTCAATACTAGTAAGAATCATTGCTTTTTCGCTAGCGTTAGCTCAGTTGTTAAAGGAAAGAGAATCGTTATAAACACCCAAATAACGATGTCCGGAAAATACATATTAATTAATGACCATGCAGTAGGAAGTAACCCCGTATTGAATATCTACCGAGATTGGCAAGCTTATGAGAACAGAAATATGATGTTCAATAATTTGCCAGCGATAGTTGAAGACAGGATTTTGAGCGAGGATTTGGCTATACTTCGGATAGATAAATTTCCCGTTACCCCCATGCGTATATATAGATGGCCCAAGGACGAAGATATAGATTTTCACAAATCTAAGGAGTTATTTTGCGTTAACAGTGACATAATAAAACCAATGAAGGATAGAGGAAATTGCTATGTTAATTCTAGCATTGTAAAATATTCTTTAACAACCACGGAGTACACAATGTACCCGGGGTCTACTATAACGTACGATTTAAGTTGCCCAGGATTATGCGGAAGTCTTTTAATGACGGAAGCCGGTATCCCTTTAGGACATCATATTGCTGGAGAAAAGGAGACGGAATTGGGTATTATTAAACTATGGACGAGAGCCACTAGAGACAGGATAAGGAAAATTATGTCAGGAAGGGAAGGCGCATATGATCCAGTATTTAAGGAAACGAGCGATTTTTCGGGGATGAGATTTTTGCAAACTGATTTAGTTTCTTCCCGAACATTAACCAAGAGTGGATTTAAACCCACCGCTATGAATAACATGCGGGACAATTCGGAATTGGATACAATTATAGATAAGATGGAAGAACTACCTTTTGTTCTTCCTCGTCAATTAAAAGCACCCGCTAATTTATCCGCATTTGGTAAGAAAACGTTGAAAGAGATGTCTAAGAAATCGTACAGGCCTATTCCTATGATAAAAGACGAGGAAGTAGAGTTCGCTAAAAAGTGTTTAGCTTCCCAGTTCGTGAAATTTAAAAAGATAACTTATGAAGAAGCTGCTTTTGGTAATGCTGAGTTGACGGAGATGAACAGAAAGAGCGTCAACGGATACGGTTATACGAAAGATAAAAAAGATTATATAGATTACGACAACAAAATTATATCGCCCCAACTTTTGGAAAGGCTCGAATCTTTTAAGAGCAGAGCTTTGAAAGACGAGTTATTAGTAGAAGATGTTTTGTGTGTCGAACAATTAAAGGACGAGTTGCGTGCGTGGGAGAAGGTTAACAAACCTAGATCATATAGA